GGAGCCTCTTCCCTTAAGATCTGCTCGAAATTATCGAAAAACCAAGTCTCGAGCGAGTCGAGACTCCTTTTGTAAGGAGTGTCGGCTCGAGGCCGCTTGGTAAATCTTTTTAGGTAGTCTAGGTCAAGGTCGACCCTCAGCGGGTCGGCCTTAGCCATGATTCCATGAATGGATTCCAAGTATAAGTCCTCTGAAGCCTTAGTTCGTAAGAGCCAAGGCGAGTTCCTGTACATATCACCAAACTTGCGGACGACCCGCTCCTCCTCTTCCGGAGGAAACGGTTCGTACTCCGTAGACATAGCGCGTGCCACCTCGAAGAGGTCCACGTTCTGTGTCAGGATTCCGCACATTCTCTTGTGGAACAGGTATTGCCCGCTGATCTTTGATTCGCGGACAATCCTGTTTCCATTAATTAGCTTCTCAAGTACTCCCGGTGGGAATTTATCCCACTCGGAGGCCTTGACAATTCTGTATTTCTTAATCGGGTCATCCTCTGGGATGGCTAAGACTTCGAGAACGCCCTCACCCGCAAAGTGAGGTTGGTCTCGCATTACACCTCGTAGCTCAGTGAGCATCTGGGGCGTGTCGCCGATCAATTCCTTCATCACAGCGATCGTGGTCCTTCTGGGCCACTTTCGTTGTGATCTAATAGCATTGAGCCAAGAGCCAGTTTCCCAACGGGAAACTGGCTTCCCGACTCCAAATATCTGCCTGGGCAGATAGACCGGTTCATACCGATCCCTCAAACCCAGTGCGATGTCTTGGCAAGCCGAAGAGACGGCATAAACGAAGTTTATGCCGCTCAACGAGTCCTTGGCCACATATTCCATGTCCTTCCCCATTAGCGTGTATTTGCCTTTGGGGTCGGACGAGTAATCTTTTCTATCTTTCCGCGTGTCTAAGACCAACCTTCCTTTAGGATGGTCAAGATACGGGGAAATCCTAGAATCTCGAATCCGCGTCGCTAGCCTAGCGGTGTGGAAACGATCTATCGGAATCCGATAGACCTCTTCGCAATAAGTCCCCCAGTCGGGGGTTACGAAGGTGTCTTTAGCAGAAGGCCTGTAGCCTAGTGCCTCGGCACACTTCAGGAATTCTCGGAAATATCTAAATCGGTGTGGACCGGCGGCGAGGATGGAACCATCATCGCCGTTACCGGCTCCCACTGTAACAACTCGAACGCCAATCGCTCGTTTCGCGTATCTGTCACAGATTACGTGAACGAGCGATAGGTTGGTCTTAGTTAAGGGGTCTCCCATTGGGATTCCCCTTTTCATTAGACCAATGAATTTGCCTGCTTTGAATAGACGTTTCTCGCCTAACCAAGCTCGCAGTACCCCATCGATAATTTCTTGATCGACACCCATCTTCTCCAAGAGTGGGCGCATCACGAAATGACCTGACTCGTGAGTAGGCCAATCCGTAGCTTTTTCGAAATCGAAAGAGAGTATGGAGACTTCGTCTTCGAAGAGAATCTCTCCCCTCACGGGGTCGAGATTGTCTACTCCCATAATAAATTCCCAACCCAATCTCGCTGCCTGGAAACCGGCAGCTAAAATTGGATTGTTTTTAGCCATCTCTATCGTCAAGTGTGAGAAGGGTTGCAACAGGACGTCCTTCCAGAACGATCCTGAAGTTACCACTCTACACTTGCCATTCTCACGAATGCCGGCGACGTTGACGTCCATGACGTCTCCCTCGCCGGATTGAAATTTTCTAAGCGCCCTCCACCAAAGTGGAGTGCCGATACTCCCGCCCTCGTTATCGGGGGAAGGAGCGTCGGGCTCTGGGATGACACATTCTTTTACCAGTTTTCTTAGGTATCCGAATTTGCCCTCCTTTTTGCGCGAGCTTTCTTTACAAGCTGATGTCGACATCGACGCACGAAAGTGCGGAGATATCCCATCAGCGTTAATCGTTATTTCGGAAGTCACTTCTTCGACGACTTGTCTAAGGAGTGAATCCGGCTCGAAGGAGCCGGGTGTCGTAACGGTTTCGATGAACTTCGTCACCGTTTCTTCGACCATTCTCTTATCGGCGAGACCAGTGGACCGTGTCTGTGCGAAAGTACAGACGCGGAACATTTTCTCTTTGCTGTTTCGAGCGTGGAGTTCCTGATTGTATTGATCTACAATGGGGACCACCCAGCTCATATGTCTATAACCACGAGCGCACATCCGTTGCTTGGTAAAAGCAGCGTATTTGAGCTCTTTACGGAATGCTTTGATCTCCTTCACTACTTTTGAGTAGTTCATGAGACAATTGCTTATAATCGAATTCGATATCTGATCTGTCACAGAGTATGCACTCTCTGACTCGTCAGTCATCAAAATCTCGGGAAAACTCACCAACAGTTGACAGATTACTCCGTCCGCTACGTGTAAGATTTCCTTTAACATCAGAAGCTTCCCATCGTCAATCAAATGTTTGACCATGAGTCGCAGATTTGGCTTGAGTCGTTTGTACCAGTAGGTACGACGCCTCAGGACTTCAATAACGACTTCCTTTTTATGGAGGTTTAAGGGTCTACCTCTTATCCTTGTCGTGAAAAGGTTTTCATAGTCGAAACTGAACGTGTGGTCGTCGAGACCACTCAGTCCTGTTTTTAAAGACTTGGACGTCACTTCGAGCAGCTTGCGAAACTGCGCGTCGTGGCCCGAGTCGCCACTAGCTTCATTACTGGTTTCCTTGCGTAATTGTACGTTTAAAGGGATGCAGTTGTGATTAAAAACCAT